ACCCTCGGCCATAATCTTTTCCCAGTCCGCTTCAGACGTAGCAGCCGATTTCATTATGGTCGCTTTGGCTTCCGCCTCAACTAACTTTAGGTTTGCAGACGCAGCCTGTGCGCTTGCCTTACCTTTTAGCCAGCCACCCGCTAATTCAGCTACTGGACCGATCAGTGCTTGAAGCATTTTTACTCTCCATTGCGTTAAACCCGAAATAAGCAGCAGCGATACCAGATGCTCCGATAACATAAACCGCCGCTATATCTGCCAATAGACCCGCAGCGGTCTCTAAGCCCCACAGAGAGGCCGCTACAATGACGAAAGGGTATAAAACCATCCCAGATAAGGAAAACCATGTCATGCGCCTCTGTGCGTCTCTCTTAGCGTCTGAGTCTTCCATGCGGCGGCGACGATCTTCCAACATGATTGATTTCTCATCTGGATCAATCTTGCCGTTACCATTTAAATCATATTCATTTGGCATATCTTATTCCTCTATCTCGCAAGAGTGCTAAAATTTCAGAAAAGTCACGACCCGACCGCGCAGCCAAACCTTCAATGATTAGCTCAACATTCTGATCGAACAGGCGTATGATCTCTGCATCCTTCATCTACCATTTGCCTTGCTGCTTACCGATGGCCCACAGAGTAGCCGCCAAACCAGCGACCCCAGCCAGAACAATAATGCCGCCGACAACCCACATTATCAGAGCTTCTTTTATTTCAGCTTTGCGGTACGCAGTCTTCTTGCGCTGCGCCCTAATCTTGCGGAGAGTGTCTTTGTATTCCTCCAAACCTTTCGGGCCGTGCTGAAACATGATGATTGTTTCAATCTCTTTCTTCATAGCTTGGAGGCGCTTTTGCGCAGAGAAAGCATCTATCGCAGCCTGTTCAGCAGACCCGGTAAGTGAAGCAAATATGCTTGGATTCCGTGCCTTCTCAGCGGCGTAATTAACGTCCGACACCGCGCCAGCAAATTTACTTAATGCTCCGGACGCATCCCGACCAGCAGCCAGCAGGGTCTTGGCGCTCGATACAGCAGAGGCTGCAATTGAAAGAGCTGAGATAGGATCAATCATGTTTCAACAAACCTTGCTGGACAGACAAACAAATGGCTGACACGATAGACCTTATCGTACCACAAGCCATTCTTTGCAGTGCCGCAGTTATAGAAACAGTATTGGAACAACTGGTTCCCGCCTTGTGTCCAAGCATGGTTAAATGAAACAAATGCAAGGACACAGATCATCAGCCCATCTTCGTCAGCACCGCAAAAAGCATAGCGATGGTTGTTCCGGCAGTAGCGATCAAAATTGCCTCTAGCCGCTTCACACGGGCAAAAACCTCTTTGAACTGCAAATGAACAGTGGTTTCCAGCTTAGTGATGCGCGGCTCGATACCATCAATCCGTTCATGCGCAGATGCGACTGTACTTCTATTACTCATATTTACGCCCTCAGTAACCGTGCACCAAAAGTTTCGCGTAATCACCGCTCAACAATTTCTTTTTAACATATTCAGCAAACTCTTTCGACCCTAGTTTTAAACCAGACTCGGACATCCATTTTTCAACCACAACAAACGGGATTTGGCCCACATGGCGCATTTCACTACCAGCCACCGTGCCAGCAATTTGCTTTTCTTTATTGTAATCAAGGATCGACTGCACATCTTGCACACGGGAAATAACAACTTTGTTATCTTCTTCCTTAATTTTTGTTTGTAAGTGTTCTGTCATTTTTTATTTTTTGGCTTTTTACCGCCAACCCATGCTTCATTTACGTCAAGAGTGCTGGGATCATCAGACTTCAACTGACCTTTTTTGTTTCGAGCGCGTTTAACTTCAACAGCTTCCGCAAAGCCATTTCCAATTAAAACTTTAGCCTCTTCGTCATTAACATCATAAGTTTGGCCTTTTACAGCGCGAGAACCATGAACCCATGTTGTGTCAGTGGTGATTTTTATTTTAGGCATCTTTTTACTCCCAAAAGAAGAAAAGGGGCCATTACAGCCCCTAATCTAATTAAGTAGTTGTACAGTCAGCAATAAAGCCGTGGGCCTTTTGCGAACCAACTTGCAAGCCATATTCGACCGAAATTAATCGGCGCTCAGAGTGGCCTGTCTTGGCAAGTGGCTCTTGCTTGGCAGTCTGCAAGTAAGCAACCGAAGCATAGCTTGGATCAAGAACGAACACATCACGAGCACGGATATGGCGCGATGGCACGATTTGAAGCTCACCGAAGTCAGAAACATAAACGTCAATTGCGGCGTTCAATTTGCTGTCTTCTGCTTCTTTATAGCGCGTAGCGTTACCTGTGAAAGCAGACATTACTTGCTTGTTGAAAGAGCCACAGAGAACCACAGAAGGTTCTGCACCGCTATCCCAGCAGGAAGCAATCACAGTTTTCAAGATGCTTTCTGTCAGCGCACGTTGTGTGCCGTCTGTAGCACCAGCATTAGGGAAACCAGCTTCACCTGTACCGGATGTTGTACCAGCAGAACCACCAGTACCAAACGCAGTGTTTGTGGTGATAAAGGCTGGCAGACCAGCAGTTGCACGGGCAGTGCCAGAAGAACCAGCAGACGCGGCAGTATTGGAAAGCAGCATGGCTTCCATGTCGCGCTTCAGTTCTTTCAGTTTGTAAGCAACTTGCTCTGCAACTGTTTGTGCATCGCCAACACCGTTGACTTTGTTTGCAGTGGAAGACACATCGACAACTTTGTCTGAAATCTGTGTGTAGTTCCCTTTGCGAACCGCATTAGTTGGAGAGTCATTGCCGGGAGCAGACTCGCCTTCGATTACGCGGTTATCAGTTGCGACTGCCGCAAGATCAACTTCGCCCCACTCAAAGTAAGTGTTTTCGACGTTGCGTGTGCCAATAGTAGACATGAAAATTGTCTCAGTTGGCGTGATCGAAATCAATGCGTCTTGAATATCCTCGCGGATAGTCGTGACATCATAGGTTTCGTTTGTATTAGCTAGAACACCCATTGTGTTTTCCTTTCGCTATGACAATAAGAATGAAGTGACACTTTTTATGTCACCACTTTTCTTCATCCTAGAACGCACTTGTTGTTGCCTTTTTGCCCGACCATCCTCGGTTCGTTTTGCTCCTGGCTTAACCATCGGACGCGCAGATTTTGACTTTTCTACGACTTTGTCCTTAGTCCCCATGAGCTTCTGGTAAGCAACCGCGTCACGCATGATTTTAAACTCCCATCCGTGTGTCAACGAGCTAACAATTTCTTCTGGAACGCCGTAATAGCCAGTCGCCGTTGCGTGAATATCAGACAAGAGTTTTTTGCCCTTATCTGGATCGCGTAGCTCTGGAATTTCTTGTTTCAGAATTTTAGCTTGTTGCGCAATATAGGCTTGATTGGCTTGCGCCTGTTGGGCCAATTGCTGCTGCTTAACTTGTTCAGCCTCTTGCTTGAGACTTTCAAATTTTGCAGCATTTTCGCGGTATTCTTCCATTTGTTCCAAATAACCTAAAGGGTCACTGTTTTGCAGCTCCTTCGGTGGCTTTTGAGGCATTTGTGAAAGTTCACCATTTTCGAGTTGATTGATGCGTTGCAAAAACTGTTCACGTTCTTGTTGCATGGTTTGGTTCAGTTGCTCCAACTCTTTGCGTTGATTAGCGTTCTGTTCCATACCTTTTTGGACGTAATCTTGCCCAGCGTAGCCACGCTTTAGCTCTTGCAGGGTCACTTTCTTTAATTGACCATCTGACTTTACTTCAAGTTCAAGATCGTCGGAAAGCTCCACAGGAGCGGCTGGCTCGTCGGTGTATTCATCCTCATCTACGTTTTCATATTCAGCATCTTCAGCTTCATCAGTATCGTAGCCACTGGCATCCTCGCTCTCAGCCATTACCTCTTCCGGTTCAGTCTGAGCGCCCTCAGTTACCTCTTCGGAAGCCTCAACAGCCTCGCTTGGATTATCTTGCTGCGGAGTTTCCATCAGCATTTCGGTTACAGAAGCAATGCTTCCATCGTTAGGATTAGTCGTCATGGCGGTGCCGATCCTTCTTTTCTATGAGCATCTCAGCGTTTACGTCCGCTTGGAGAATATACTCAATTTGGTTTAATGCTCTCAAAATGGCGTGAGCGTCTTCACGTTTTTCCACTTCGTCGGCGCTGCTATTCGCAAAACCCTCAAGTTGCTGGTTTCGCAAATCCTTCATGATTAGCTGGAAATGTTCGTTTTGCATTAACGCCCTAGAACGTGATGCCCTAACCTTGTAATCCATAACCACCCATCATTTGTTCGTTGTGTGCGCGTGTTGCATCTTGCTCTGCTTTTACAGCCGCAACATTCACAGTTGAATTATACTGACCCAAAATCTTCGCAACTTCAACCGCGAGGTCTTGCACCATTTCATCGCGCTTTAGATCGTCCTTCATAGCAAGCTCGTGCATTTTAAATTGCTGATCCGCAGAAGCCTTCTGTGCATCCAACTGCAATTTAGCCATATCGACTTGCACTCTGCTTTGTGCTTTCATTTGCTCTGCCATTAAGAACGCTTGGTTTGGATCAGATGCCGGAGCGCCGCCTTGCTGTTGTTGCTGTTGCGCCATCATTGCCTCTTGCTGCTTTTGAGCAATCAACTGCTGTTCGCTTTCCGGTGTAACAGGCAAATAATAACGCTCTGAGTTTTTAAGGCCGACTGCCGCCAAAGTATCCGCCAGAGTGTTCCGAATATTAGTCATCGTGACCATGCCATTATTAGGCCCATATTGCTGCCAGATGCTCATTTGCATTTGAATAGTTTCGCGCAAAACCGCCGCCTTTTCGTTTTCGCGGCCCGTACCCAACCCGACATTCACTATGATATCCATGTCTGCGTTCCAGACCCTAGGATCAACAGCAACGAATTGGTTGTTTAGACGGATAATTTCTTCTTTGTCAGAATTTTTAATAATGGTCGAAGCAATCAATCTAAATAGCTGACGCATACCGCCTTCGGCTAAATTACGCGCCATGACCTCTGCCTGACCCGCAGCGCCTTCCATAGTAGCCGCAACGGCTGTGGCTGTGGCTGACTGCAATACATCTGGATCAAGCCCCTGTGCAGCCTTAGAAACGCCCGTTTTGTTATCAACAAGCATATCGAAATATTGCAAAGCTGGGAGCGTAGAACCCGCAGTAAACGGCACAACTTGCTCACGAATTGCACCGGGAGATTTAACTCGCACAATTCGACCGATCTCGTTATTGAGAAGATCGTCAATCGAAACTTGACCCTCGACAACTTCTAGGCCGGGATTGTTAGTCAATGACACGTTATCAAGAACACCACGCAGCATTGCTGTTGCCGCGTCTTGGTCATTTTGTACTAGCTCAACCAACGATCTTCCGAAAAATGCGTGTGGTTCCGGATCGATTTCAAAAACCGCAAACGGCACTTCATCAGCTAAATCATAAGAAAGCATCTTGTAACCAGCACCAGCAAGGACAAAACGATAAAGCTGTGGGATGCCCAAGCCTTCAGCGTCAACCTTCATATAGGCTTCCGTTACGACAACTTTCTTAGATGTAGGATCAACGCTTTCATCATCGTCTTCATCAATGGTGTAGCCACGGCGCTCAAATTCAGCCTCAGACTCGATTGTCGAAATAGTCCCGGTCAAGCCTTGGATTTCGTCTTCCTCGTAACCCATAGCCAGCAAGTCGCCAATGGTCATGTCGGTGCGGTGTCCAACCACAAAGAAATCGTCAATGCTGCGAGCATTTCGATCCACAAAAAATTCTTCTGGCGGGACTGACGTAATAAGAATGTCACCGTCAGAAACCGTGCGGCTGATCTTAACATCATAAATTGGACGTTCTATTTCAACGCCCATTTCGTCAATTTCAATTTCTTGCGTTATTGTTTGCTCTAATACTTCAACATCGTCTTCCTCTGCCAAAAACATAAACTCTTCAGCAGATAATCCAGTATAACTATAGATTTCGCTTTTCGTTTTGTCCTCAAACATCACCTTGGCAATGCCGCACTTTTTAACCATAGCGTCTTGGAAAACATCGTTCAGCATACGATAGCCGTTGTTTTGCTGAAACTTATAGTTGGCGTATTTGGTCATTTGCTCCGCAATTGGAACATCCTCTGGCATACGAGGCACAAACTCAACCGGGTTTTCTGTGCTTAGAAATACGCGCTGAATAGATGGTTTTATACCGCGAACAACATCACGGCATTTTGTAGCCACAACTTTAGACCGACCTTGCTCATGCCCAATATCTACCTTGCCATCGAAATAACGCTGCGCCCTGATCCGTGGTTCAGAGATTTCGCTTTCGATAAAATCAACAGCATCTTGCACCGCCTTTTGGACGATGCCTTCAACCGTGTCTTTATCCATTGGTTCAATACGCATTTTCTAGTCCTTTTATTACTGCGGCCCAGCGCCAAACATTCTTTGCAATGGTTCATTTACTTGTTGGACACCTTGCTGCGTAGCCCCACGGCGCAGACCTTGGCGAAATGCAGCAGCAATTCTTGAGACGCCTTCTTTAAACACCTGCATCCCACGATCATCTAATAGCGCCCTGCGGACAACATCAGGGTCTTCAGAGAGCAAAACTTCTAAAACTTTAATTCTTTGCTTTTCCGTTAATCCCTCGTCTAATTGCTTTGCGATTTTACCACCAACCCGCAAAACAGTCATTGGATTTGTAATGTTTGTCAAATCTTCCAAATTAATTTCTGAGCCAGTTCGCTTACTTGCTTCTTGCACTAATGCGGTTGTTGGGCCTTTAATTATATCACCCATTGCAGATTGAGACCTAGCTGCACGTTCAATAGATGCAAGAGTTTCGTCAAATTGCTCTTTTGGAAATATTGCTCTAAAAACCTTACCTTCCCTTGTTGTTTCATCTTGCAATTTATTCATTAAATTTGTGCCGCCAGCTTGTTCTATTTTTTGACGGATGTGCGCCAAGCTACCAGCGCGCAAAGACTTTATTGCTGCTTCATCATCAATAATATCTGCCAAAAACAAATCAACATCATCAGATGATCTGTTTAATATGTTTAAACCGTATTTATAAGCGTCACGGGCGTTTCGAACCTGTGAAGCATCTTTGCGAACACTAGCTAAAGTTTCAGACTCTTTATTAAGCAGTGCTTCAAGCTCATTGCGAACATCTGAATAAAGTCGGCTGACTGGCTTGCCAAACGTATCTCTGGATTTTT